ATTTTTGTTTAACCCTATAAGAGTGATGATTAATGCCTAACGTATTATTAGTAGATGGAGACAATTTACTTACTATTGGTTTTTTTGGTTTAAAAAATCACTTTTATAAGGGAGAACATATTGGTGGAATTTATCATTTTATTAATACCCTAAGAAGAACAATTGAGATTCATCATTTAGATAAAATCGTTGTTTTTTGGGATGGTCAAGATGGTTCTTTAACGAGAAAAAGATTCTATCATCAATACAAAGAAAATCGTAAATCTAGAATACGCAGTGAAGAAGAAATTCACTCGTATGGAAAACAGAGAAACAGAGTTAAACAATATCTCGAAGAACTTTTTGTTAGACAGGGGGAATACGAATTTTGTGAAACCGACGATTCAATTGCATACTATTCTCAAAATTCACCCAAAGAGAGTAAAATTATTTTCTCTTCAGATGGTGACTTGACTCAATTAGTATCAGAAAATACCCGATTATATAACCCATCACACAGTAAAATATATCAACCTAATGATATGTTTGTGTACGACCATGAACAAATTTTAATTCAAAATATTAAAATTGTTAAGATGATTTGTGGGGACCCTTCAGATAATATTGCGGGTATTAAAAACTTAGGTGTTAGAAGATTAGTTTCTATGGTACCTGAAGTTAAAACCGAAGAAATTTCTATTGAATTTGTATTAGAAAGATTTAACAATCTTTTTGAACAGGACAACGACAATAACATTGTTAAAAATTTATTGACAGGTGTTACCAAATATGGAATACTTGGTGAAGAATTTTTTGACGTGAATAGTCGAATAGTAAGTCTCGAGAATCCCTTTCTAACAGATGAGGCAAAAGAATCTATTAATTCACTTATAAACGATTTGATTGACCCTGAGGGTCGTTCATATAAAAACACGATGAAGATGATGATGGAAGACGGAATATTCCTACTCTTACCAAAATCAGATGACGCGTGGATAAATTTCCTAAATCCTTTTTTAAGATTAACAAGAAAAGAAAAAAATAAAAAATTAATTAAAATTAGAGACAATGAGTAATCAAGATGTAACAAAGTTCGAGTTCCTTTTGACGCTAGAAGGTAACATTATCTGCCAACGTTTTTTTAACGTAAGAGAGCATAATCCAAAATCCAGACGTTCTATGGATTTACATTATTACGTTAAAAATATTTGTATCGATATTACTGATGATTTGAAAACAAAAACATTGGATTATCTACACGAAAATCGTGATTATTTTTACGGTTTAGAGGTTGCAGAAACCGATGAACAAAATGAAAAAGAGTACTTCTTACTTGAAATTAAGATGGGTGACGATGTATTTATTCAAAGGATGTTTCCCGCGAATATCTTCCATCCAAAGGTGAGATATACGGTAGACATTCGCCCATATTTAAAACGATACCTGTCGGATTTAACCGACATTTTGTCGTCTACAAATTTGGAAAGAACTTATTTAAACTACCAATTATAAAAATTAAAAAACTATGTCAGAAAAAAATTTTGGATTTCTCGGAGCATCATTCCAACAAACATTAATTAAATCAATAGTAGAAGATAAAAAGTATGGAGAACAGATTATTGATGTAATCGAGAGCAAATATTTTGATAATAGTTCTTTTAGATTCATTACCGCACACATTAAAGAGTACTATCAGAAATATAGTAAGATACCAGACTATCAAAGTTTATGTCAAACTATAATTCTTGAATTAGGTTCTCAAGAGACCGCGAGAATACATTTGGACACCATCCACGATATTAAAGAAAATACCGTGGACGACCCAATGGTAAGAGAAGAAGCTTTAAATTTTTGTAAACAACAAAATTTGAAGAAGGAACTCAAAATGGTTACCACTATTATTGAAAATGGTAAATTCCAAGAGTACCATAAGATTGAGGGTATAATTCAAAAAGCACTACAGGTTGGTTTACCACCTGAAGAGTGTATGGATGTTTTCCATAATATTGATGCGGCTTTAGAGAAAGATAATAGACAACCAATTCCCACAGGAATTGAGGGTCTTGATTCGGCTTTAAAAGGTGGTTTAGGAATGGGAGAACTTGGTGTGGTTTTAGCCCCTACAGGAACAGGTAAAACTACAATATTATCACTATTTGCGAATACTGCTTATTTACACGGTTATAATGTTCTTCAAATATTCTTTGAGGACAATCCCGACAATATTAAAAAGAAACACTATACTATTTGGTCAGGTATCGCACCAGATGAACAACCTGAAAACAAAGATTTTGTAAAAGAAAAAATCAATGAAGTTCAAACACAAAGTAAAGGAAGTTTGGACATCATGAAATTACCAAGTGATTCTGTTACTATCTCTGAAATCAAGTCAAGATTAAGGAAGAGAAATTCAGAAGGTAAGAAAATTGACCTACTTGTTATCGATTACGTTGACTGTATCAGTCCTGAAAAATCACAATTTGGTGAAGAATGGAAAGGTGAAGGTTCGGTAATGAGAAGTTTGGAAGCCATGACAAGTGAATTTGGAATTGTTATTTGGACTGCAACACAAGGTAACAGGGAATCAATTTCATCTGAAGTAGTTAATAGTGACCAAATGGGGGGTTCAATTAAGAAAGCCCAAATCGCTCACGTTATTTTATCAATAGGTAAAACTATTGAACAAAAAGAACACAATTTAGCAACCATGACATTACTTAAATCAAGAATTGGTCGAGATGGTATCATATGGCAAAATTGTAAGTTCGACAACCGACTATTGGTTATTGATACCGAGTCACAAACTACACTCCTTGGACACAAAGAGGAAAAACAAAAAAACAATTCCGAAAGAATTAAGGATGCGTTTATGAAGAGACAAGAAGCATTAAATAGAAATTAATAATATACACCATGACAGAAAAGATTTTACAAGAAAATCCCGGACGTTTTGTCTTATTTCCAATTCAACATCATGATATTTGGAAATTATACAAACAACAAGAAGCGTGTTTTTGGACTGCTGAGGAGATTGACTTAGCACAAGACATTTACGATTGGGAACACAAACTAAACGAAGACGAACAACACTTTATTAAACACGTATTGGCATTCTTTGCCGCATCTGATGGTATTGTAAACGAAAACATTGCAATGAACTTTGTAAATGAAGTACAATACACTGAAGCAAAAATGTTTTACGGTTTCCAAATTATGATGGAAAACATTCACAGTGAAACATATTCATTGTTGATTGATACATACATCAAAGACAAACAAGAACAAGATAAATTATTTAATGCGATTGAAACAGTACCGGCAATTAAGAAAAAGGCAGAGTGGGCTCTTAGATGGATTGAATCAGGGTCATTTGTTGAAAGATTAATCGCGTTCGCTGCTGTTGAAGGTATTTTCTTTTCTGGCTCATTCTGTTCAATTTTCTGGCTCAAAAAACGTGGTTTAATGCCAGGATTAACGTTTTCCAATGAGCTCATTTCTCGAGATGAGGGTATGCACTGTGACTTTGCATGTCACTTACATAATAATCACATCCAAAAGAAAGTTAGTGAAAAGAAAATCAAAGAGATTATCTGTGGAGCATTGGAAATCGAAAAAGAATTTATTCTTGAGGCATTACCTGTTCGTTTGATTGGTATGAACTCTGATTTGATGTCACAATATCTTGAATTCGTTACGGATAGATTATTGATTTCTTTAGGTTGTTCTAAAGTTTATAATTCAGAAAATCCGTTTGATTTTATGCAAAACATTGCATTACAAGGAAAAACAAACTTCTTTGAAAAACGAGTTGCGGAATATCAAAAAGCGGGTGTTAATAGTACCACTTCAATAGAAGATATGGAGGCAACATCATTTGATGACATTGATTTTTAAATTTAAGATATGAAAGTAAAGAAAAGAGACGGCTCATTAGAAGAAATGAGATATGACAAAATTACACGAAGAATACAATTTTTTTGTGATGATTTAAATTTGGAATATGTTGACCCAACATTGGTTACCCTTAAAGTAACTCAAGGAATCTATGATGGAATATCAACAACTGAATTAGATACATTGGCAGCTGAGACTGCTGCATCCATGGTTACAACCCACTCCGACTACGCTAAATTAGCGGGTAGATTGGCGGTTTCCAATTTACACAAAACAACACCAAAAAAGTTTTCTCAGTGTATTAAAGAATTGTATTCTTTTAATGAACCTAAAACAGGTAAAGAATCTTCATTGATATCTGATGAAGTTTATCAATTTGTTATTCAAAATAGAGAATCTTTAGACGGTGCGGTTGCACAAGAAAGAGATTTTGATTTTGATTATTTTGGGTTTAAAACACTTGAACGTTCTTACCTATTAAGAATTGGTAAACGAATTGTTGAGAGACCTCAATATATGTACATGAGGGTTGCGGTTGGTATTTGTAATGGAGATTTAGAGATGGCTCTAAGAATCTACGACGACCTATCACAACATTTTTACACTCACGCCACACCAACATTATTTAATGCGGGAACTCGTCGACCACAAATGTCATCTTGTTTCTTAATCGGTAACAAGGGAGATGATATTGATGGTTTATTTGATACCATTAAAGATGTTGCAAAGATTTCTAAATGGGCTGGCGGTATTGGACTTCATGTTCATGACGTTAGAGCTAAAGGGTCGTATATCAAAGGAACGGGTGGTGAGTCCGATGGATTATTACCAATGATGAAAACATACAATGAAGTTGCTCGTTGGATTAATCAAGGTGGTAAAAGAAAAGGTTCTTTTGCTGTATATCTTGAACCATGGCACTCAGACGTATTTGAATTCATTGATTTGAGAAAAAATCACGGAAAAGAAGAATTGAGGGCTCGTGATTTATTCTTGGCGATGTGGACTCCAAATCTTTTCATGAAGAGAGTTGAGGAAGATGGTGATTGGTCATTATTTTCACCCGATGAAGCACCGGGTTTATCCGATGCGTATGATGACCCATTTTCATCCACACAAGAATTCACCGAACTTTATGAGAGATATGAAAAAGAAGGTAGAGCCAGAAAAGTTGTAAAAGCGAGAAAATTGATGGATGCAATTTTAACCGCACAAATCGAGACCGGTACTCCTTACATGTTATATAAAGACGCCGCGAATTACAAATCAAATCAAAAAAACTTGGGCACAATTAAATCCTCAAATTTGTGTACTGAGATTATCGAGTATTCAAGTCCAGAAGAACAGGCGGTTTGTAATTTGGCATCAATTGCATTACCAAAATACATCATTGATAAAGAATTCAACCACCAATTACTTTATGAATATGTGTACCAAGTGGTAAAAAACCTAAACAACGTTATTGATTTGAATTTTTATCCTACAGAGGAAACAAAACTTTCAAACATGAAACATAGACCAGTTGGTTTAGGTGTACAAGGATTGGCCGATGTTTTTTGTATGTTAAAATTACCATTTGAAAGTGAAGATGCTGACAAACTACAAGTTGAAATTTTCGAAACAATCTATTTTGCGGCGTTAACATCATCTAAAGATTTGGCGATTGAACACGGTTATTATTCAACATTTGAAGGTTCCCCATTATCTAAAGGAATACTTCAATATGAATTGTGGGGTAAAACCGATAAAGACACGAGTGGAAGATGGGATTGGAAGACTTTGAGAAAAGAAATCGTTAAACACGGTGTAAGAAATTCTCTATTAGTTGCTCCGATGCCAACAGCTTCTACTGCTCAAATCCTCGGTAATAATGAAGCGTTTGAACCATTTACATCTAATTTATATTCAAGAAGAACGTTAGGTGGTGAATTTATTGTAATCAATAAACACCTTGTAAACGAATTACTTGAAAGAGGTTTATGGTCAGAAGATTTGAAGAAAAAATTAATCATGGAAAATGGTTCTGTTCAGAACATTCCCGAAATACCTGTTGAAGTAAAAGAGGTGTACAAGACAGTTTGGGAAATGTCTCAGAAAAGAATTTTGACCATGGCTGCGAACAGGTCGATTTATATTGACCAATCACAATCATTAAATTTATTTATTGATAACGCGAACAAAACCAAAGTTTTAGCCGCACATCTTTATGGATGGAAACTTGGTTTGAAAACTGGGATGTATTATCTCAGAACCAGAGCCGCTGTTGACCCGATTAAGGGGTTAGGTATTGATACCGCAACAGCGAAACCTACAGTTGAAGCCAACGAAGTACAAAACACTTCATACAACCAAAATAAACAACAAGAAGAGGAAGTAGTCGAGATGGCGTTACCATCAAGACCAACAGATTCTCCTTTTGAATGTGAAGGTTGTGGCTCGTAACTGTAGATGGCTCCAATAATTGTTCGCGACTCACTGCAAACATCTACTTTGTTTGATTATAAAAGGAGCAAAAAAATCAAACAATATACACAATCCCAACTTCGGTTGGGATTTTTTATTTATAAGTATTTCTTCTTTAGTTATATTTATTAGTATGGCGATAACGTATGGTATAGATTTTCCATTTAGAATTAGTCCCAAAGGTGATTTTTTGGTAATGACTGAAACACCTGAAAGAGAGATTCGTGCGAACTTAATTCATTTATTATTAACAAGAAAAGGTTCAAGATATTATCTACCCGATTTTGGTACTAGATTATATGAATTCATTTTCGAACCAAACGATGCTGTTACGTGGGGACAAATTGAAGATGAGATTAGAACTTCAGTAAAAACATACATCCCTAATTTAGAAATTAAATCAATTAGAGTAACCGCAGCAGACCAAGACCCCGAGGAACCAACAAGTCCTCAAGAAGATGAAGATTCAAGATTATTTAGAGTTTCAGATTATTCTACAAAACCATACACCGCTAAAGTTAGGATTGACTATGACATAAATAACGAACCTTTTGTTTCGTCGGATTTTATAATTATTAACATATAACATGGCTAAAAAAATATCATATGCCGTAAGAGACTTTGCTAGTTTAAGACAGGAATTGGTCAATCTTACAAGGGAATATTATCCTGATTTAATTAAAAACACAAATGACGCGTCTATATATTCTGTATTATTGGATTTAAACGCTGCAGTAACAGATAACTTACACTTTCACATTGATAGGGTTTGGCAAGAAACCATGTTGGATTTTGCACAACAAAGACAATCCTTGTATCATATTGCTAAGACATACGGTATGAGAATACCGGGAAATCGACCATCAGTTGCTTTGTGTGATTTTACAATACAAGTACCTGTTAGAGGTGATAAGGAAGATGAACGTTATTTGGGTACAATTAAATCGGGAGCACAAGTTTC